GCTGGCAGGCCAAGCTCGCCACCGTGGTGACCGACGTCGCCAAGGCGTGGGGGGACCTCGTGCTTGCCTACGCGGCCTACCAGACGACCTTCGGGGGTGTCCAGTGACCCCGGCGCAGATGGCCGCCCTCATCGGGCTGGGGACCGAGGTCACGAAGACCATCTTCGACGTCATCGCCGAGCTGGTGAAGGGGCCCGAGCCCCCCTCGATGGAGGAGCTGCGCAAGCGCCTGCACGACGCCATCGACGCGCGCCACGACGACTGGATCGCGGCCGAGAAGAAGGCGGCGGAGGCGGAGGCCGCCAAGGCCGCCGCCGCGGCGTACGACGAGCCGACCCAACCGTAGGGGAGGGGAAACGTGGCGCTGCTTCCCGAGAACGTCGACTACACCGACATCGACAAGGCGTCCCTCGACGCCCGCATCCAGGCGCTCGTGCAGAGCGCCTGGCCCACCTGGACCGACCACCAGCGGGCGAACTTCGCGAACGTCATCAACGAGCTTGAGGCGTGGTGCTGCGACGTCCTGAGCTTCTACCAGAACAAGCAGGCCCGGGAGTGCTTCATCGCCTGGGCGACCCAGCGCCGCTCGATGATCGCGCTTGGGAAGCTGGTCGACTTCGCGGCCCGCAGCGCCACCGCGGCCACGGTCGACGAGACCTTCTCCATCCCGGTCGCGGCCGCCGGGGACGTGGTGTTCCCCGCCGGAACCACGGTGCGGACCGGGGAGGTGACCTCGCCCATCGTGTTCCAGCTTCTCGAGGAGGCGCGCATCCTGGCGGGCAACCTCTCCGTGGTCGGGACGGTCGAGCACTCGACCTCGGTCGTCGACGCGTTCGTCAGCGACGGCTCACCGAACCAGGTGTTCACGCTCACCGCCGTCCCCTACGTCGACGGCTCGGCGACCGCCACGGTGGGCGCCGGGACCTACACCCAGGTGACCGACTTCCTGGGATCGACCGCTAGCTCGCTGCACTTCACCTTGGTCGTCGACCAGAACAGCCGTGCGAAGATGACCTTCGGCAACGGGGTCAACGGCAAGATCCCCGAGGCGGGGGCCTTCTCGGTCGACTACAAGACCGGGGGCGGGGCGGACGGCAACGTCGAGGCGGGCACCGTCGTCAAGATCGACGGGACCTACACCGACGTCTTCGCCAACCCGGTCGTCGTGACCGTGACCAACGCGGCGGCGGCAGCGGGCGGCGAGGAGCGCATGTCGGTCGAGACGATGCGCCAGCTCATCCCGGCCAGCGTCCGCACGCAGACCCGGTGCATCGCCCGGGAGGACTACGAGACGGCGGCCCTGCTGGTCCCCGGCGTCGGGCGGGCCCTGATGCTCTCGCCCATCGAGAACGGCGCCATCCCTGAGAACACCGGCTGGCTCTACGTCGTCCCGGCGGGCGGAGGTGTCCCCTCCGCCGCGATCAAGGCGGCCGTGCTGACCGGTATCACGGTCACGCGCCCGGGGCCAACTTCCTTCCGCACCCTGGTGCTCGATCCGGTCTACCTGACCGTCAACGTCTACGCGAAGCTGTGGGTGCGGCAGGGCTACGTCCCGGCCAGCGTGGGGACCACGATCCGCACCAACCTCGATGCCTGGTTCGCCCCGAACAACGCGGACGGAACGCCGAACACCCTGGTCGACTTCGGCTGGAACCTCAAGGACGTTGACGGGAACCCGAGCGGCCTCCTGGCGCTCTCCGACCTGTTCGACGTGGTGCGCGACACGCGTGGCGTGCTCCGCATGGGGACCGCCCTGGCGGACTTCACCTTGAACGGATCGCACGCCGACCTCGTCATCGACATCATGCAGTTCCCCGCGGTCGGGACGGTCACCTTGATTGACGGGGCCACGGGGCTCCCGATCTGAGCCATGGCCGCCGGCCCCACCCTCGTCAGCGCCGTCCCCTACAGCACGACCACGCTGCGCGTCACCTGGTCGGGGGCGGTCAAGCGGGTCGACCCGGGGGCGACCAACGACGCCCTCAAGCCGGGCAACTACACCATCGCGGCCACGACGGTTCCGGCCATGCCGGTGACCGTGACCGGCGTCGCGGTCGTCACGGTCGGGACCACGGACGTCCCCCAGTGCGTCGACCTGACGCTGGACTACGAGACGACGCCGAACGCGGGCTACCAGCTCACCGCGCTGAACGTGGTCGGCACCATCGGCACCACCTACACCGACCCGACCCCGGGCACGCCGCCGGCGTCCTTCACGGGCTACCGCTCCCCGCAGCCGGCGCGCCGGCTCTGGGACCTGTGGCAGATGCTCCCCTCGCGGAACCGCGCCGAGGACGTCACCCGCGACCTGCAGTACCTCATCGCCTGCTTCCAAGACTTGCAGGACCTCGCGCTCGACCGCCTCGATCGCTTCCCCGACATCATCGACTACGAGCTGACGCCGATCCGCTATCTGGACGCGATCCTGTACGGGCTCGGGAACCCCTTCGCCTTCGTCCTGACCGACGCGGACAAGCGGCGACTCGCGGCCGTCCTGGTCGGCATCTACAAGCAGAAGGGGACCGACGTCGGCATCATCAACGGGCTGCGTTTCTTCACCGGGATGGAGGCGACGATCCGGTGCGTAGCCCGCGACGACACCTGGGAGATCCCGGTCGACCGCCTGGGCGGGACCGACGCGGTCGGCCAGCCGGTCACCGCGGACGCAGGCACGGACAAGCTCACCCTCGGCCTGGACTTCCCCTTCGTCGAGCCCGACCCGGTGACGTTCAACACGACCGGAACGCTCCCGGCCCCGCTCGTGGCGGGGACCACCTACTACGTGCGGAACGTGTCCGGCTACGCCTTCCGAGTAGGCTTCGCCCCAGCCGGGGGGCCCGGTACGCTCGTCAACCTCACCACGGTGGGCACCGGAGACAACCGGGTCGCCGATGCGGGCTCCCTGCTCGCAGGGTGGATGCTCTCCGCGGACGTGGGCACGGACCTCGTCACGCTCTACGCGCCGTGCCGGTTCGAGCTGGACGACCCGGTGCAGTTCACGACGAGCGGGACGCTTCCGGCGCCGCTCGCCGCGGGCGTGACCTACTACGTGCGCGACGTCGACGTCTCGCTGGGGACCTTCCGAGTGGCCGCCACCGCGGGGGGCGAGGCCGTCGACCTGACGACCACCGGGACCGGCACGCACCGCATCTACGTGACCGACCCGGGGACCGCGATGTGCGGGCCGGGTTACGACCGGCACTGGCTCTACGGGTTCGAGGTGCTGTCTAACATCGCGCTGACGGATGCCCAGCGCCAGCAGGCGCTCCTCATCATCGACTACATGCGCCCCGTCTTCGCCTACTTCGTCGGGCTCTGGGAGATGGGCGTCAAGACGTGGCCGTGATTGTCATGACGAAGCAGGAATCTAATCGAGCCTACTATATTGCGCACGCAGAAAAACTGCGGGAAAGTGCACGATTGCTCGTCGAATACTTGAAACGAATTCTCGGGAGGTAAATACCCGTGGACATTAGAAAATACTGGTTCGGTCAGTACGTCACCGACTCGCAGATGGACGACGCCTTCGACCAGGTGCAGGAGGCGGACCAGCGCGCCACGGTCGCGGTCGGCCTCTCCGGTGTGACGAGCGGGCTCGGGGTCGCCCAGCACTACGTCGGGACCTTCGCCTCCCCCAACCTGACCGTCGACGCGGCGGCCGGCGTGGCCCACCTCGCGGACGGCAGCCGCGTCGTCCAGGCCGCAACGGGGAACGTCAACTGCGCGGTGGACTACCTCGGTGCTTCGACGGCCGTGACTTCCCCGGGCCAGTGGAGGGGGATCTCCGTCTTCTGCCGCCCACTGCGCGTGCTCAGCGAACCCCACGCCAAGAAGTCGGGACCGCCCGACGTCTACCGCATCCAGAACGAGTCCTGCGAGTTCATCGTCAAGCAGGGGGCGGAGGGGGGCATCCCCGTTTACCCCGCGCTCGACCCGACGATGGTGCTCCTGGCCGACATCCCCTTCAACTACGGGAAGACCCAGATCACCACGGCCAACATCGTCACGGACCGCCGTCAGGACGCGGTGGTGATCGCGGGCACGCCTCACGCGGTCCGCGAGAACCTGCTGACCACGGCGGTTTCAAACATCCTCGGCTGGCTCAACGGACACCTGGCGGGCAGCACCGACAAGCACGCGGCAACGGTCGTGACGACCACGGCCATCAGCGGCTCCCCCGACAACCTCGGCTACACGGGGACCTTCGCGGTCGGCGGAACGGTGCAGGGCTACTTCAGCAGCCTGCTCGGCTACCTCAACGCGCTCATCAACCGGCTCGTCGCCACCGGGGCGGTCGACACGGGGGTGGACGGCGCAGGTTACGTCGGGGCAGAGGCGGTCGCCGGGACGCCCAAGTCGCTGACCGTTGGGTCCGTCGGGTCGCAGCTCGTCGAGCTGCTCGGCTACGAAAACGCCTGGTACAAGAACTGCCGGGTGCACGGGATTTATGGACCCGGAGTCGTCGAGTGGAACGCCGAGGACTACGACACCGACTCCATGTGGTCGACGGCGGCGCGCGACAAGGTCTACATCAACACGCCGGGGAAGTACCACATCAATGCCGCCGTTCAGTGGACGGCGAGCGGGACCGGAACGCGCCTGATGCAAATCTACGTCAAGATCGGGGCTTCCCCAGAGACGGCCCTCGAAGCGGGATCGTTGATCGCACCTTCCAGCGCGGGGACCACCACCGACCAGCAGATCAGCGCCGACTACTACTTCCCGAACGCCGGGGACTACTTCCGCATCTCGACTTCTGGGGCGCCCGCGAATCTCGCCGACGGTTATTGCTCGGCCCACCGCATCGGGTAGATCATGGGACTGATCATCCGTGGACAGGTCGTCGAGGTGCCCGGGCTGGTGTCGCGCTCGTGGAAGGACGACGCCCGCCTGCGCCTGCGCATCGGCAAGGCCGGTGACGGCTACCACTGCGGCGAGCGTCGCCCGCGCTGCATCGTCCTGCACACGACCAAGGGCATCCCGGGCGGGAAGGACCTGCGCCTCCAGCACATCAAGCCCGGGGTGGGCCCGGCCGGGGGCGCCGATGCCTGCGCCCGCTGGTGGTCGACCAGCCCGAAGCCGGCCGGCGCCCACCTGGTCGTGGACCGGGACGGGACGGTCGCCTGCCTGGCCGACCTCGTGCTCGAGGTCGCCTACCACGCCGAGCACATGAACCCGCCGAGCATCGGCATCGAGTGCTACCAGGACGCGGACGCCGGGATCTGGGGGGCCACCATCGAGGCCGCGGCGGTCCTGGTCCGGGCGCTCTGCGACCTGCTCGAGGTCCCGCGCCAGGTGCCCGCGGCCTACCACGGGGGCCCGCTCCGGCGCCTCGCGGCCGGGGGCGGTCCCGGGTGCTACGGCGTCTTCGGGCACCGGGACTGCTCGGCCAACCGGGGCGCGGGCGACCCCGGCGACTTCATCATGGACGCCCTGGCGAACCACGACCGGGACGGCTTCGACCGCTTCGACTTCGACGCGGGCGAGGACCTGGAGGCCTGGCGGGAGCGCCAGGAGCAGCTCAACCGGGCCGGCGCAACTCCCGCGATTGCCGTGGACGGGATGCCCGGCGCGAAAACTTATTATGCGATGCGTCAGACCGGCCTGTTCTTCGGGGGCGCCCACGCATGACCCCCGCCACCATCGTCGCCATCTGCACGGGCTGCGTCATGGCGCTGGGCCTCATCGTCGGCGCCATCTGGCGGCTTGGGGTCGCGAACGGCACGATCCGGTCGGAGCTGGGCGCGGTCCAGCTCTCCCTCACGAACCTGCACGAGCAGAACGTGGACCAGGGCCGGCAGATCGCAGCCCTGGAGCAGGCGGGCAAGGGGGACGCCGTGCTCGAGGGATCGGTGGACAAGCAGGGCCGGGCCATCGCCAGGATCGACGCCGAGGTCCAGGCGATGCGCGGGAACCTCGACCAGCGGTACGACTCCCAGCGCGCGGCCTGGGCCCGGGTCGACGACATCGAGCGGCGCCTGGTGCGGATGGAGACGCGGTGCGAGGAGCGGTACGGGGGAATCACGGGCAGGCACTTCATCGGCCCCACCCGCGAGGGCGGGGGGGACGACAACGCTTGATGGAGGACACCATGACGATCCGCAGCAAGAGCACCGTGTTCTGGAGCATGTGGGCCGGGGTGACGCTCGCGATCTTGCTCAGCCTGCCCGTGCTGACCTACCACGCGGTCGCCTACGGACAGCAGCCAAAGGTTGCCGCGACGCAGCCGGCCGCGGCCGGCGCCCCGATCGCGAAGATGCCGCTGACCAAGGTTCCCGCCTCCAGCCCCGCGATCGCGGAGAAGCCGGTCGTCACGCCGACCTCGGCTCCGGCGAAGGGAATCGAAGACGGGGCCGGGATCATGAAGGAGCTGGCCGTCGCCGTGCGCGGCTCGCAGTGGCGCCTGGCCGTGTTCCTCATTTTGGCGGCCCTCGTGCTCGGCCTCCGGCGCTTCGGGGTGCTGCTGGCTGGGTGGCTGCCCGACAAGCTGCGGGACGGGAATCTCGGGGGGTTCTTGCGTTGGCCGAACACGGACCGCGGCGGGGCCGCCATGGCCCTCCTCGCCGGCACGCTCGCGGTGTTGGTCAACGGTCTGCAGCAGGGCCGGAGGCTCGACCTGTCCCTGGTCATCGACGGGGTGGGAACCGCGCTCGGCGCCGCGGGCGGTTACGCCGTCCTCAAGAAGCTGGGCTGGCCGAGCGACAAGGTGGTCAACGAGGACCCGAAGCCCGTGCCCCCGGCCGCGACCCAGTAGGCCATGGCGACCAACATCCTCACGCTGCGGAAGGCGACCAGCCCGCTCGGCTACGCGATGGCGGCCGAGACGGGGGTGTTCGTTTCCGACGTCATCGTCGGCACCGGGTCAGATCAGCTCACCCCTCACGGGCTCGGCACCATGGTCGGGACGACCTTGACCCCGGCAGTGCCCACCCTGGTGTTCATCGCGTTGGTCTCGGCCCCCTCTGGACTCTACACCCGGCCCGTCATCACCGAGGGCACACACACCAGCGTGACCATCCGAGTATCTTGCACAGCAGGCTGGTCCTATCGTATCCTGGCATTCGCATGATCGCAGTGCGAGCGGAGGTGTCCCGTGAGATATGAAACCCACGCTTTGGAGTGCATGGCGAGCGTCGCCAAGGGGACTCCGCGGAAGGTTGACGAGTTCACGAACATGACGGTGGTGCTGGACCCGGGCGACATGGTCGGGACCGTGTCGCCCGCCACGCTTCAGGTCGAGGTGACCCAAGACGATGCGCGCTGGATCCCGTTCGGGGAGGCCGCGGTCGGCGAGGTCCTCCCGGTGCACGTCATTGGGGCCTGGAAGTCGCTGCGCATCTCGACCACCGCGTACCTATTGGGCACGCCGGCGGCGACGCTGAGCGCCCACAACCTGCGAACGGAGTAGCGCGATGACTACGACGCCAGGAAAGGATGGACACCAAGTCGTCGACATCGACGAGTTTCCGCCCATCACCGCCACGGTATCCCCCGCCGCAGTCACCAACGACGCGTTCACCAACGTGGCTGCGGCCGCAGCCGACACCGCGATCCTCGCCGCCAACGCGTCTCGGGTCGGGGCCACGATCTACAATGACTCGACGGCCAACTGCTACCTCAAGCTCGGCACGGGGGCGTCCACGACGAGCTTCACGGCCAAGATGGGGTCTGGTAGTTACTACGAGGTCCCCTTCGGCTACGTCGGAGCCATCAACGGGTATTGGGACGCGGCCAACGGCTACGCGCGCGTCACCGAGTTCACGAAGTAGAGGGACGCCATGCCGTACATGTTCGCACTGCCAATCCGCATCTCCGACACCGGCAACGACTACGCCAGCGCCTCGCTCGGGGCGGGCGCGGTGTCCAAGGGCGCTGGGAAATGCACCGACGGGTACAACCGGGTGGACCTCACCATCAGCTCCACGACCGCCATCACGCTCGAGCTGCAGGAGAGCGACGTGGACAGCGACGGGTCCTACGCCACGACGGAGACCTGGGCGGTCCCCGCGTCCACCTCGGGGGTGGGCTTCTGGTTCCCGCTCAGCAAGAAGTTCTGGCGGCGGAAGCTGACCGGGGGCGCCGCGCCCAGCACGGTCGCCCTCGCCTGCATGCTCGACCCCCGGACCATCGACCGGCCCCTCAGCCGCAGCGCCGTGCTGACGGTGGCGAGCGAGGGCAGCACCCTCGTGCCGATCCCGCTGGGCGCCCGGTCGGTCTACATCCACATGATCCGGCAGACCCTGGCCGCCTCCGGCGTCGCCAAGTACGGCTTCACGGAGGCCACCAAGACGCACTGGGCCGACCTCGTGGCGGTGTTCAACCCCGACGGGGGCTACACGGCCCGGCCCATGCCCATCCCGATCCCAGCCACCATGGAGGACGGGAACGCCCCCTCGCAGCTCTACCTTGAGGCCGTCGGGGTGGACGACTACTTCTGGGTGGACTGGTACGGGTAGAACCAGGAGGGGGTTTCTCTATGGCCTACGAATTGGACCAGCTAAAGGCGATGGCGTCGCTGTCCGCGAACGCGAGCAAGGAGGCCACGGAGCAGTGGATGCGTGCCTTCTACCGTACGCCGAGTCTTGATGAGGTCCCCCAGCACATTCAGGATGCGGTGTTGGACCTATGCGGGGGCCTGGACAACTACCAAGAGCTGATCGCGTACATCGAGGAACAGCGGGCCATAGTTGAGAGCACCTTTGAAGCTACGACGGGAATTGCCGCCTCCGAGTTCGTGGCGGCCATAGAGACCAAGATCGCGGCAGCCAAGGCCGCCGACACGAAGATCCTCGGGGGCAAGTAGTGGCGTATTCGTTCACCAGACTGGGTCACGGCGGCATCTACCTGTGGGAGCGGTGGAACACCATCACCGACGTGGTTGGGCCGGTGTGGTATCTCGCCCACATAACTGGCGCGACTTCCGGGGCCACCGGGTACGTCATGACCTTCGGTCAGAGCTTTAACGGCACCCCCAACTCGACGCGCATCCTGCGTCTCAACGGCACCGCATTCACTGGACTGGAGACGGTCAACATCACCGGGGGTGGGTCCTTCAAGCTGGCTGCTGCAGTCACTTCGACCTCCACCCATCCCGTCATGATTGTCAACGGCGCAGACACCGCTAACCTGTTCAATGCGCTGGTGCAGCAATCGATCAGTGCCGGCTGGGGCTACCACGACATCACGAGCGCAACCCGCCCCATATTGAACTGTTCGATCATCGTGGGGACGCCGGACCAGACGGCCGTGACTACCGCTGTCTCTCAGATGGAGTCAATCAAGTATTACTCACTATGGGTAGGGGGAAATGCAACCTATCCGAGCACGCTCACCCTCGGGGCGGGAACGCTGGGCAGTGCCCCCACATCGAGGCTCGGATCCGTCATCGAGTCGATTGCCGGGGCTCCGTCATACTCCAACGGGTCTACGCGATATGGGTACATGGAGGCGCATGCTTCCACGATCAGCGCAGTTGAGGCGGCATGGAAAGTGGCTTGCCAGCGCGTCGAGTCCTGGGATTCTCTTCTCAATTCTGCTTTAGGACTTGGGTTGTCTGGCAATGCCCTCTGGGGGTCCGCCGTCACGGATGTGGCGACGGTCAATAGCTGCTCTGTCTACGCATCCATAGGTGCGAGTCATCTGTACCCCAGTTTCAACGACGTCAAGATCGACGCTGCTGGATCGGGAAGTGGCATTGGGATCTTCACCTCCGGTGGGGGTGACTTCACCGCCACAGACATCTCTATCGTAAATGCCACCAACAGCATTTTCGGCTTCGTTTCTGGGGGTACCAAGACTTTCAAGAACTGCTACATGGACCCGTCTACGGTGTCGAGCTTCTTCTCTGGGCTAATTACCCTGCACCAGTGGACCGTCGACGTGAACTGCAAAAATACTGCCGGGACCAACATCAGCGGGGTACGGGTTCGCGCATGGGACGTGACGCAGAATCCTCTCGTCTCCGCGCCCCTGTGGGATGTGACGACGGGGGCGGGGGGTTCTATCGCGCAGCAGGTGTTCACGTTTTACGTGACCGACTCCAGTCTCCCTAATGTCGATTACAACCCGATCACCCTCTGGGTGACCAAGACGGGGTGGCGGGAGGTCAAGATTGTGAAGACTTTAGCTGCTCCTCTAGCCTTGACCTTGGCTCTGGAAGAGATCAAGACGGATCCCCTGCGAGGGTAACCATGTCGGCGACCATCTATACGCTAGACCAGACCCCGGTGCTCTCGGAGGTCCTCGAGACGGGGGACACGGTCACTTGCGCGATCTGGAACAAGGGCACCGGGGCTTCGGTGGCGCTCAGCTCGGCTGCCTGCACTGAGATCGCCGGTACGGGGATCTACCGCTACACGGTGGCGATGACGACCCCGCCGACCTCGGGCAAGAACACCTACATCTACAGGTTCACGGGGACACTCCAGAAGAACTATGGCGAGTTCAACTGGATCGACGACGAGAAGGCGTTCACGAGCGATGCGGTCCACATCGACACCACGGGCGGGGGTTTCGCGGGCACCGCGTACCCGATAGGCGCGCCCTTCAAGCCGGTGGACAACATCGCCGACGCGAGGACGATTGCCAACCGGTACGGGTACTCGACCTACGTCATCCGCGGCAACCTGACCCTCCCCTCTGGCACCCCTCACGTCAGGTGGAGGTTCCTGGCGCAGCCGGAGAATGCTTTCCTGTCTACGTTGACGATGAACAACTGCGACGTGACCAACTCCCACTTCGATCACTTCACTTTGACGGGGCAGCAGAACGGGTTCGTGACCTGCCATTGCTGCCGGTTGACGGCCCTGACCCAGTACCAGGGTCACTACACGGACATCGCCCTCGCCGGCAACATCACTCAATTGCTTGGTGGGCAAGCCACGTTCGTGAACGTCACGCCGGAGGTGACGGTTCTTCCTACCGTGAACGTCAATGGGACATCTGGGACCAACCTCTCCAACGTCCAGGGGGCCATCTCCCTCGCGGGGCAGACCGGCGGCACGACCAACATCTCCTTCACCGGGTTCATCCTGGTACAGGGATCGAACACGGCGGGGGACTTCCGGGTTGGTGGCACCGGCTACTGGGTAGACCTGGGGTCGGGTTTGACGATCACGGCCGACGCCACCCTGCCTGCCGCTATCTGGAATCGAGAGCTGAGCAAGCACCAGACGGCATCGACCTTCGGGTACGCCATGAACCAGATCGCGGCGCAGGCGCTGACGGAGACCACCGTGGCCTCTGGTTCCACCTCGACCCAGGTCCGCACGGCACTCACTCAAGCGAACGACTACTTCAACAACATGATCATGGTCGTCCGTGAGCCCGGCGGCACATCGGTCGCGCGGAACATCGACCGTTTCACCAACACCAACGGCGCGCTCTACACTTACTCACCGCTGCCGTTCACGCCGACGGTCGGGCAGAAGGTCCTCATCGTGAGCACCATCGGGACCCGGCGGCTGGTGTTCTAGTCGGCCGCATGACGACCACGCCCTTGCCCGGGACGGTCCCCTAACCAACGGAGGAGCGGATGTCCAGCCCCACCAATTGGGTCGATGCTTGGTACAAGGCCGACCTCGCGCTGACGCGCGTCCTCGACCTGGAGACGCACTTCTCCGCTTACGCCATCATCTACGTCGACGAGGAGGCGCGTCTGGCGGCGACCGGGTTCACCGAGGCCGACGTGGGGCGCATTGCTTACCAGGAGAGCGACAACACGGTCTGGATGCTCTCCGACTACAGCCCCATCACCTGGGTCTGCCTGACCACCGCCCTCACCGGGATCGACCTGCAGGACGCTTACTCGGCGGGGGCCTACCCCGCGACCATCGTGCTCGACGCGACGCGGAAGGGCGTGCTCATTCGCAACGCGAGCCCGTCCATCGGCGCGGACGAGAACCTGTTCGCAGTGCAGAGCTACGGCGGGATCGACGACTGGCTCGCGGTCCGCGGCGACGGCCGGGTCAAGCTCGCCGGGCTCTCCCCCTCGTCGATGGTGTTCACCGACGCCTCGGGCTACCTGACCACCTCGGGCGGGGGCGGGGTGCTCGGCGTGACCTACGGCGGGACCGGGACGGGGACCGCGTTCACGGCGGGCTCGGTGGTCTTCGCGGGCGCCAGCGGCGTCTACGGGCAGGACAACGGGAACCTGTTCTGGGACGACTCCGGCAAGGTCTTGAAGGTCGGGGGCGCGCTCACCACCCAAGCTGACGCGCTCCAGCTCCTCATTGCGCAGCCGACGGGCGCGGGCACGCGCGACTCCCACGGCTTCGTCATCCGGGGCACCTCCTATGACACGGGCGGCCACAACGCCGACTGGCGGCAGTTTGTCGACGTGACCTCCAGCGCGGGGGCGTCGACCTATCACCTGCAGCAGCGCGTCGACGGGGCCTCCTACGCGAGCATGTTGACCCTGAGCAGCACGGGTCGACTATCGATCACGTCAGACAACTACACCACCTCGATCTACGTCAGCGCGGGCCTCGGTGGGACGGGATTGCAATCGCGCAGCACCGCCACGAACGCCTACGCCGCACTGCTCCAGATGGAGTCGGTCACCACCACGCAGAGCGTCGGCGTGCTTGTGCAGAACCCCACGGCGGCGACCAACGCGGCGCAGCTCCAGCACGCGCCCATGCTGTCCCAGCAGGGATACGCCTGGACGGTGGGAGCGGGAGGGGTCAGCACGCTCGTCGAGGTCGCGACCCAGCTCCAGACGGTCGCCGGGGCGTCCCCTTCGGGGAGCCTTGTCTACTACTCGCGGATCGGCGCCGGCGGCTACGTCGAGATGATGCGCGCGCAGACCGACGGGAAGGTGAGCATCGGGTCTTCGAGCCCCGAGTCGGGCAGCCTGTTGACGGTGCAGGGCATCGTCTATTCGCGCAGCACCACGAGCTACACCGGATTCAGGGCGGACGCGAGCGGGTCCTACAACGCCTTCATCAGCTTCCACAACGCGGGAGTCGAGAAAGCGGCGATCTTCTGGGACGCGACCGGCAACAAGTTCGCCACCAACGCCTACGCGGCCGACTACAACGTCTACAACACCACCGCTCCCAACATGCTGTGGCTCAAGGCCGACGGCAAGGTGGGGGTGGGCGTTGCCGCACCGACCACCGCCCTGGACGTGACTGGGGCCGCGAGCGGCAGTCCCAGCAGCCTGACCCTGCGCTCGGGGAACGCGGGAACCGGGACCGCTGGCTCCCAGATCCGCTTCGGGTACGACGGCACCGCGGACTACCTGCACTCTATCCGCACGCGGCACAACGTTGGGTCGAGCACCAACAACGCCGTTGACATCTACGCCTACAGCGGCAGCGGCACCACGCAGAACCGCATCCTGATCATCGAGGGCACCGGGTGCGTCTACGTGGGCGCGGCATTCACGACCCCGGCCGACGCCCTGATCCTCGACATGACGCAGCCGGGCTCCGACGGAACGCGCGACAGCCACAACCTCTTGTTGCGCGGCACCAGCTTCGACTCGGGCGGCACGGGCGGGCACAACGCCGACTGGCGGCAGTTCGTCGACGTGACCTCCAACGCGGGGGCCTCGACGTATACGCTGCAGAGCCGGATCGACTCAGGCGCGTACGCCAACGCCCTGACGATGGCCTCCTCGGGGGTGCTCACCGTCGGCGCCGGTACAGGTTCAGTAGTAGCTCCAGGAAATCTATATATCAACGCCCAGGGTGGAGGTGTGACTGCGATCTCTGACGGCGCAGGAACTCAGCTCCTCTATTTGTACAATAACATGATAGGTATCGGCACCGCCAGCGCGGCGTCGAGAATCCATAGCGTCAAGGCAAACGACTACAATACCTTCCTGTCCGATTGCTACGCTGCCGATCCCACTTGGGATGCCGAACTAGACTTCCGCAAGAGCCACAGCAACACCGTGGCACATGTGGCGACGGTGACCACGGAGATACTGGGATCCGTGGGGTTCTATGGCAACAGCGGTGCCGCATTTACGCAGGCGGCTTTCATCCAGACAGCGCAGCAGGGAACGGCGGGCACCTACACCCCAGCCCAGATCAACTTCAAAACGTCAGACGGGACCAACCCTGCCGCCACGCGCGTGACCATCGACAAAGACGGCTTGACTGGCGTCAATGTCACTCCCGAAGCACGCTTTGAGATCAGGGGCAAGACAAGCGATGTCTCAGTCATAGACATCATTGCCGATGACTCGAATCCGTGGCTCGTCCGCATGCTCAACCGCGCCTACTCGACGAACAAAGGCAACGCCTTCGTCTACTACCAGAACGCGACAGGCTACATCGAGATGCGCAACATGGGGTACGCCGCGAACCTCGTGCTGCGGAACGGGCGCGTGGGGATCGGCGTCTTGGACCCCGCCACCGCGCTCGACGTCAGCGGAGTCATCACCGCGAACAACGTGCTGCTCCCAACCATCTTCACCAACCAGCAGGAGCCGACCGGGTTCCTCGATCGCGTCGCGACGCTTTCGTGGACGGACTCGGGGCCCGCCCGCACCTTCACGATCACGGGGGCCCACACCATCTACGTCAACGGCGTCGCCTACGCCAAGACGACGGCGTCGATCCAGATCGCGGACACCAGCGGGCTGCACACCATCTACTACGATGCCAGCGGGACCCTGACCGAGAGCAGCGTGTTCCCCGGTTTCCAGTTGCCCATCGTCGCGACCGTCTACTGGAACGCGGGCACCGCTAAGGGCATCCTCGCCGAGGAGCGGCACGGGATCACGATGGACGGCGCGACCCATGGTTACCTGCACACCACGGTGGGCGCGCGCTACATCTCCGGGCTCACGGTCGCATCGATCACGAACACGACCTTCGCCATCACGGTCGGGTACATCGCGGACGAGGACATCACCCTCTCCGTCAGCAATTTCGGGGGAGGCGACACCGACCACACGACCTGCGACGTGCTCTACTACAACGGATCGTCCACGTTCGCGTGGGATGCGGCGCAGACCGCACTCTATGGCGCGAGCTTACGCTACAACAACGGGACCACGCTCACCGCGGTGCCCACGAGCAACTACGTCGCCCTGTGGGTTTTCGCCACGAACGCGGTCAACACGGTCAACAAGCCCATCGCCGTCGTCATCGGGCAGCGGGTCGACACCAACATCAGCAACGCGCGCGCCAACAACACCTACGAGAGCCTCTCGCTGGGCGCGCTGCCGTACAAGGAGGCGAAGCTCCTCTACCGCGTGATCTACCACAACCAGGGGGGCACGCCGACCTACGACGAGGTGCAGGACTACCGCTCCGTCTCCAACCTGCCGTCGGGGACCTACGTGGCGACGGCCCATGGCGTCCTGACCGGGTTGACCGCCGACGACCACCTCCAGTATGCGTTGCTGGCGGGCCGAGCCGGGGGGCAGGTGCTCGTCGGCGGGACCGCCACCACCGACGCGCTGACGCTGCGCGCCACGAGCGGGGTGGGGACCACCGGCTCCGACCTCATCTTTCAGGTCGGAAACAACGGCGCGACCGAGGCGCTGCGCATCTACTACGACGGGAAGATCAACTTCACGGCCGGCAGCACCATCACTTGGGCCGCCTCGACGGCGGGCGCTTCGAGCACCAAGGGCATCACCGTTGCGGCCCAGGCGTCCACGAAGACCGGGGATCACCTCTATCACCAGGGAGGCGCCGGGGGCGCCGGCGTCGGCACCTTCGCCGGGGGCGATGGCGGCCAAGCCAACCTCTACGGCGGCACGGGAGGAGCGGGGACCACCAGCGTGATCGGTGCTGGGGGCGGGAACGTCAACGTCATCGCGGGAACTGGAGGCCCGGGCGCCGGCGCCCAGGACCCAGGATATGGGGGCACAACCTACGTTCGCGGCGGCTACGCGGGCTCCGGGGGGAGCGGCAACGCGAACGGCGGAAACCTGCAGATCACCGGAGGACTGAAGCAGGGCACCGGCACGAACGGGTCGGTCAGCATCGGGGCCACCATCACCAGCGCGGTCAACATCTGCGCCTCCTCCGTCACGACGCTGGGGTTCTTCGGCGTCGCGGGCACGACCCGGACGGCGGCCTACACGCAGACCTATGCGACCGCGACCCGCACCATCAACCCGAGTTCGACCTCGGCGTTCACGGGCCTCGCCGATGGACAAGGGGGCACGCCCTACGCCGCGGTCGCTGACCTCAACACGCTGCGGACGGACATGCTCGCTGGCTTCCAGGCCCTCAACCAGATCCTAGATGACCTCCAGGGCTACGGTCTGCTACAGTAGCCCGCATGGGGCGCTTCGAGCGCAAGCTGTTGGATCACCTGAAAGGGGGAGCGAAGATGAGCAAAGGCAACGCCGTGGTCAAGATCCGGGTTCCCGAGACGGTGCAGATCGGTTCGCGCGTGGTTGATGGGGCAGAGTTGCCGGTCAAGTTCGCGATGACGGAGCTGCTGACCATCATCGCCGACACCTACGCGCCCTTCCGGGGCGGGCTCAAGGAGCTGCGCCGGGCCCAGCGCATGCTCGATGCCTTCGAGGGCGCGCAGGCTGGCGACGTGGTCGAGCTGGAGACGGGGACGCACGAGGAGCTGCTCCGCTGGCTCGACAAGCCAACCTACGTGGACGGGGCGGGTAAGACCTGCGAGGGCAACCCGCTGACCGCGATGGTCGCGCGGAAGTGCCTCCCGTATCTGGAGGCCCTGCGCACGCCCGTCGAGGAGCCCGCCGAGCCCTCGCCGCCCGCCGCGTAGGCGGTCACCCCGCGAACGCCTGCGCGTAGCCCAGCACGGCCCGCACGAACGCGGGGACGCGCGCGCGGCAGTTCCCGGTGTTGTACGCGGTCAGGGCCGCGTGCACGCCACCGCAGGTGTCGAGCAAGTAGCGGAGCAGCTCCGCTGCCGCCGGGATCGCCAGCTCCGGGTCGAACGCCCGCGCGTATGAGAAGACCAGGCGGACCCCGCGGAGGCGCTGGAGCCGCGCCACGGCGGCAGCGCCCCCCCGCGTGAACTGGGCCACGCCGCGCGCGCCCGTGCTCGGGTGCTCAGCGCGCGGGTCGAGGCGGCTCTCGTGCCAGAGCAAGCCGCGGAGGAGGTACGGGGACAAGCTCCAGCGCGCGGCCGCGTCCGCGATCGCGCGGTCGCGTGGTCCCCGGTGGGTCAAGCGGTACGCTAGCAACTCGTCCAGCTCTGCCGGGGACGACGCGGGCTGGCTCGCCGGGGCGGGCCGGGAGGCCTGGGGCGGGGGCTTGACTGGAACCGACTGAACGGGCATCGCCACCTGGACCGCCGGACAGGCCGCCAGGGCGAGGCCGCCGGCCAGGGCGGCGGCTTTAGCGGCCCCCATTAGACCCCCTGGGTGACGGATACCACCGCGGGACACATTCCCCCCCAGGACCCGCCAGGCCGCGCAGGAGCGCGCCCAGGCGCCCGCAGAGGTCGATGGCCGACAGGACCCCGGGTGGGACCCCCTCGGCCGAGAGCGGAGCTGCTGGCGCGTCCTGGGGCGATTCCCGGGGGGAGTCCTGCACCCCGTGGGCCAGCGCCAGCAGGGCCAAGAGGTCGTCCAGGTACATGGCCGCGATGGGGCGCTTGCCGGTGTCCTTGCAGGCCGCCAGGGGCACGCGCTCGTCGCGGGCCAGCGCGCGGGCCCGCTCAGCCTGCTCGAGGGCCGCCTGAATGTTGCAGCGTTTCCTCGACTTGCACTCGACCCAGTACGGGGTGCGCTCGACGTCGGGGACCTCGGCGCCGCCCCGGGCCTGCCCGAGCCCCCGGCGGGCGGCCGGGAAGACGGGCTGGAGCAGGTGCGCGACCTCGCGCTCCCACGCCGACCCCTTCGACCTGCTGGCGGACCCTCCCATGACGACCCTCCGATGACATCTTACAGGGTTGGAGGCTTGCGCTGCAACGCGGTTTTTGCGGAAGGGGTCAGTCATCGATCTGGACGGGGGTGCCCCAGGCGCAGGGCGCCCGGCTCGAGTCCCCCACCAGTCCCCAGATCGTCCGGGTCCAGGGGGGCTCGCAAGCCGGGGCGGTGCCCCAGCCGTCGGTCAGGTAGACCACCACGCTCGGCCGCTGGCGGGACGCGGCGAGCTTCTCGAACGCGGGGACGAAGCTCGTCCCGCCGCCGCCTTTCAGCAGCTTCGCGGCGGTCTGCCAGTCCTCGACCCACTCGCATGTGTGGACCCTGGCATCCGCGGCGAGGAACCGGACCCGGGCGCCGACCGCTTTCAACACCCCCCTGCACTCCCTCATCGCCGCCTCGAGCTGGGCCTGCCCCATCGACCCCGACGTGTCGACCACGACCGCGACCTCTGGCACCGGGGAGTACAGGGCCGGCAGGACCGGGCGGCCGGGACCGTACCCCACCCCGGCCTGCCTGCGCCCCATCCGGGTCGAGGTGAGGCTGACCGCTCCGGGCCGGCGCGCGCAGGCCGCGCGGACCGCGCGGGCTAGGACGGTCTGCCAGGGGACCCGCGGGGGCTCCAGCGCGGCCCGCGCCCAGCGCGCCCACCCGGCCGGGACGTTGCCCTGGCCCTTGGCGGCCGCCTCCTGGATCGCCTCCGCGATCTCGCGGGCTGCGCGGGCGACCTCGGCCTCGGACCTGGCGCCCGGGACGTCCTCGCCCGGGGCGGGCTCGCCCGGGGTCGACCGGCCGGCGCAGGACCCGCACCAGCCGCCGCCGACCCGGGGCTCGTGCCCATGGCCGGCGGGTTTCCCCTCGCCTTTGCCCTCGCCCGGTTGCCCGCCCGCGTTCCCCTCCTCCTCGTCGCCCTCGCCCCCCTGCTCGCCGCCGCCCGGCTGCTGCGGCGGGGGCTGGGGCTGCCGCTGCGCGAGCAGGTCGTAGTATTCGTCGGCGGTCAGGTCCGAGGGCAGGCCGAGCGCGGCTGGCATCACCACGCCCTCCGGGAGCTGGAGGCCGGAGGCCAGGACGCCGGGGTTGATCGCGAGGTCGCCGGCGACGTTGTAGGTGCGCGGGTCGCGCGCCCCGCAGCGCGCGTGGTGGCCCATCGCGAGGTGCATGATCTCGTGCACGAGCGCGCCGCCGGCCTGCGCGGCGCTCCACCTCGCGACCGCGGCGGGGTCGTACATCAGGATCATCTGCTTTGTGACGCCGATGGTCCCCAGTCCGGGGGTCGGCCGGGGGACCAGGGCGAGGAGGCGCGCGTACAGGTACGGGAGCTGCCGGAGCACCACCAGGCGCCCAGCGCCCAGGACGTCTTCCGCGGAGCCGATGACGGTGCTCACGACTCGAACCTCACGCCCGCCGCCGCCAGGGCCGGGCGCAGCTTGACGAGGACCGGACCGGCCGCCGACTTGAGTGTCGGGCTCGACATCGCGAGCTGGTGCTTGACGAGCTGGTGCGCGGCCGGGACGAGCAGGTCGACGGGGCGGTCGATGCCGGCGAGGAGCCCCCACAGCGCGATCGCCAGGGCCTCGCGCTGCCCGTTCGGCTGCGACAGGACGTAGGCGGTGGTGGAAGACAGGACCGCGCAGGCCACGTCGAGCCGGTGCGGGTCGTGCTGCCACTTGACCTTCCCGGTTAGCAGCTCGGCCGGGTCGGGCAGCTCGATCTTGTTGAGGTGGGCGCGCAGCTCGCCGACCAGCCCCGCGCCGACGAACGCCGTCATCAGCTCGTCCGTCTCGGCCTCGGACAGGCCGTGCACGCGGCCGGCGGCGAGGGCGCGCGCGAGGTACTCGCAGGAGCGAGGGCTCGGCCAGGCGCGCGACGCCTTGTCGTTGCCCGCCTCCGGCTTGATGAACATCGCGGCCTTGGCCTTGGCGAACGACGCCAGCGCTCCCCGCGCCCAGGCGTAGGCAGCAGGCCACGCGGCCATCACCCGCTGCTCCTCCGCCGCGACGTCGATCTGCTCGCCGTGGCCGTTCTCGCCGCCGTCGCTGAGCAGCCAGTCGGCCCAGCCCTCCCCAGTTGGGTAGCCGACGTCGAGGTGGCCCATCCGGTTCGCCTGCGCCGCGCCGAGGTCCTGCCCGCCGCCGACGTCCTCGGTGGCGTTTCCCGCCCCGAAGACCCGGGTGCCCTTCCCCAAGAACGAATCGCCGATGACCTTCTCGAGTACCACCCCGAGCAGGACGGGCTGGAGGTACTGCGAGGTGCAGGTAATGTCGTCAATCAAGAGGATCGAGCCGGGCTCCAACCGGGTCACCCACTCGCTCGGGGGATGGAAGAGGGTGGTGGAGCCGTCTGGCCCAGCGTGGGGCACGGGGGTCACACCGAAAGCTCCCTCCCCTTCTTCGGCGGGGGACAGCCGCTTGTAGAACTTCCCGACGCTGCGCGCGAACTTCCTGAAGTGGGTGGACTTCCCGCAACCGGGAGGCCCCCACAGCACCAACGGGAGCCCCCACCCGCGCTCCCCGCACGGGGTGAAGTAGGCAGCACGAATCAGCCTCTCGATCAGCCTCGCGTCTTGGATCATAGGTCTCCTCCCAGGTATCCGTTCTCAGTGAAGATGCGGTAGCGCCACTTCTATCTACATCATATAGGAGACAGAATATGGTGTCAAGAGTAAAAAACTAAGACACAAAAAGATGCTTGACAACGATTCCTTCTCTGCTATAGAATGGGGCTGTGAGAACGAGGACCTCGAAACCGCAACCCAGGACAGCAGGAGGACGACCATGGCAAAGCTGACGAAGACCCCGACCCCGAAGAACCCCCAGGCGGCGAAGACCAGCGAAGACCCCGACATCATCCGCGAGCGCGCGGAGATGACGGTGGCGCGAAAGAAGATGGAGCACGCGACGAAGCGCGCCGCCCAGCGCGCGCTGTCGAAGCCAGCTCGCGCAGCAGCGAAGCTCGGCTACGCGGCCGGCCTGCTTCGCAAACAAGTTGACGTCCTGGAGCACAAGATGTGTCTCGATCCCATCGCGACCGTGGTCGACGGGGCGGTCGGGCAGATCGAGAAGGCGGTCATCATGCTCGCGCAGCTCCCGCCCGACTGGACGCCCCCCTGCAAGAACGTACGCAACGCCATCGCGGTCGGCGCCGTCGTCTCCGTGCGCGAGAAGAAGTTGGCAACGTTCGCGGCCCTCTTGCCCGCGACGACCGGTCTGGTGGTACAGCACGCCCAGAACGGCTACCTCAGCGTGAGCATTCCCGGCCAGACGCAGCTCTACTTCGTGCCGCGCAGCGCGGTGCAGGTCGAGAAGGCGACCTCGTAGCATGATGCTCCCCGGCGCGCGCGCGCCCAGCGCCGGCCCGCAGCCGGCGGCCGGGGCCGCCCCCGAGCGGGGCAGAGAGGACGGAGGACGATGACCAACGACAATCAGTGGTATGCAGTTCCCGAGGGGACCCGCTACGCGGGGCTCGAGACGTTCTGGCGCCTGAGCGGCACCGTCGACTACCGGGCGCTCGCCGACGCCTGGGCGGCGGCCGGGCTCGACCCCGCGCTGCTCCCGCCCGCCCCGTCGCCCCGCAAGGCGCTGCGCCGGGCCCTGCGCGGCGAGGCCCACAAGCGGCGCCTGCTGCGCCCCCTGGCTGGCGCGGCCGGCTACGCGCTGGTGGACGAGCGGGCCAGCGAGGAGACCGTCGACCACCACGTCCGCGCCACCGCGCGGCTCAACGCGGTCGGCCGCCCCGAAGTAGCCCCCGGCAACGGCGAGGACGTCGGCCGCCTGCAGGCGTCGGTCGACGCGCGGTACGACGCGGCGCTCGGGGCGCTCTCCAGCAACGACGTCTCCGACTGGCTCTGCCGCCTGGTTGGACGGCTCCGGGCCGTCGCGCTGCGCGACACGGGCGGGATCTACTACGTGCCCCAGGAGCACGTCGACACCTGGCTCCGCTGGCGCGCGGTCCTGGTCGGCGTCAGCGCGCACCACGTCGAGCGCATCCCGATGCTGGGGACCTCGGAGGTGCTGGAGGCGGTCCTGCACGGGCTCGAGGACGACGCCGCCGCGACCGCGGCCGACCTGGAGAAGCACCTGGAGCAGGCGCGGGCCGGCGAGATCGGCAAGCGCGCGGTCGGCACCCAGATCGCGCGCTGCGAGGAGGCCGAGGCCAAGATCGCGATGTACGAGCAGATCCTCGGCCGGCACCTGACCGACATGACGTCGAAGCTGGCCGACCTCCGCGGCGCCCTGGTCGTGGCCCAGCTCTCCGGCGACGGCGCCGACGAGCTGCTCGCCCCGCTGGAGGCGGCGCTGTGACCCGGGAAGCCTACGCGGTCCGCACCCTCATCAGCCCGAGCGCGGGGACGCCCCCGCGTCCCCGCGTGCGGTACCAGGCCACGCGCTACCGCGCGCGCGAGCGCGCGGACGGCGTCCCGGTGTGGCAGGTGGTCGAGGGGGTCGGCCCGCTCCGCGACGACCCGGGCGCCGCCTGGACCGACCTCCAGTCCGAGGGCCTGCGCGGGAGCACTTCGCGGGAGGTCCACCACGGCGCCATCGCGATCTCGGTTGCGGACGTCCTGGCCCGGGCGCTGACGCCCGAAGAGGAGGCGGCCTGGCGCCTGGGCGGCGGCCTCGAGCTGATGGTGTTCTCCTGCTACACGCCGCGCTCGACAGACCGGATGCGGTCGGTCCTGGGAGTGAAGGAGAAGGGCGCGCGGATGTGGCGCTGCCTGGCCGACATCGGCACGATGACGGTGAGACAGTGGCGTACCTGGACCGCGCAGATCATCGCCGAGGGGATCCCGATCTCGGTGCAGGACCGGGAGAACGTCCCCAAAGCGGGGGGCCGCATCTACGTCTCGAAGCGGAGGGCGAAGTGAGCCCGCGGGTGGCGGCGTCCCTCGCGGGCCCGCTCGATCGATTGGCGCGTCGCCTGTGCGGGCGCCGCCGCTGCTGGTGGGCCGAGGTCGAGGACCTGCGCCAGGTCGGGTGGCGGGCGGCGCTCGAGGCCGACCCAAGCTGGGACCGGCGCGTCGGCGTCCCGCGCCTGTCCTACTTGATGGTCGCGGCCCGGCGCGCGATGTGGGGGGCGCTCTGGCGGCAGAGCGCGCCGGTCAGTGCTGGGGACCATCACTTGGAAGAACTGGCCGGCCTACACCGGGCCCCGCTCGACCCGGGTCTCCCCGGGCCCCGGTGGGACCCGGAGGCGGAGCTGGACGACCGGCGGCGCTGGATGCGCGTGCGCGCGGAGCTGCTGCGCCTGCGCGACGCCCTGCCCGACCTCGAGCATGGCTGGCCCGTGTTGCTGGAAGGGGAGTCCCCGGCCGCAGTGGCGGCCCGGACCGGCGTGGCGGTGGGGCGGGTCTACCGCGCCGCCTCACGCCTGCGCGAGGAGTGCCGGGGGAGCTGGGTCCTGTGGCGGGCTTGGCTAGACGAAGACGACGCGCGGCCGAGCCGCGCCTGAAGGAGGAGGAGCGCATGCGAATCACGAAGAAGCTGGCGATGACGATGCGGGCGGCGGGCTACGTGCCCGTGTCCACCCTGGCCCAGATCACGGGCGTGACCCCAGCGACGCTGTACGAGCGGATCCGCGAGCAGCCGGCCATCCGCCGGCAGGTCGTCGGGTCGCTGCTGTTCGTGGAGGTCCGCTCGTTCGCGGAGAGCTATCGCGAAGCGCCCACGATCCGCGCCGCGCTCCTGTCAATGCTCCGGGTCGCATGAGGCTCCAGGTTGGCAACGTCTACACCCGGGTCGAGGCCGACCCGGAGGAGGAGTCCTGGCTCGACGACCTGCTGTCGTTCGCGGACGATCGCGCGCACTGGTCGGGTTACGGCGACGGCAAGCGCCACATGTACTCGCGCATCACCCACGCGTTCCCGACCGGGTACGTCCCGCAAGTGCGCGCGGCCTGCGCGGCGCGGGGCTTCCCTTTCGAGCGCGAGGACCGGCGGGTCCGGCCCTGCGAGCCCGACTGGTCCGTCGATCTGGGGTGGCTGCGCGACTACCAGCTCGAGGCGGTCAAGCGGGCGGTCGAGTGTGGGCGCGGCATCCTGCATCATCCAACGGGAAGCGGCAAGAGCGAGGTGATGATCGGGCTCGTGCAGCTCCTCCCCTGTCGATGGCTCCTGGTCGCGCACCGGGCCGGGCTGACGGTGCAGGTGGCGGAGCGGTACGCGCTGCGCACCGGGCAGGCGGCCCAGATGGTGGGGGACGGGCAGCCGATCCCCGACGAGGTGCGGGAGCGCCTGGTCTGCGCGACGTTCCAGACCATCGCCGCCGCCATGCGTCGGCCAGCGGACCTCGACCGGGTGAAGTGGTTCCTGCGGCAGTTCGAGGGCATCCTGGTCGACGAGTCCCACACGTTGCCGAGCGCCACGTATTGGCGCGCGTCGATGGCGTGCAAGGAGGCCTACTACCGGATCGGCGTCTCCGGCACCCCGCTCGCGCGCGGCGACCGCCGCAGCACCCTAGCAGTGGCCTCACTCGGGCCCGTCATCCACCGCATCTTGCCCGAGCAGCTCATCAAAGCGGGGGTGCTGACCCGTCCGAGCATCCGCATGATCGCGGTGCAGCACCGCACCGACCGGCCGACATGGCAGGGGGTCTACGGCGAGGAGGTGGTCCGGTCGGTCGCGCGCAACGCCCTGGTCGCGCGCGAGGCCGCGAGGGCCCCGCGGCCGTGCCTCGTGTTCGTGGGGCAGATCCGGCACGGCGAGCTGCTGCTGGCGCGCCTCCTCAAGGAAGGAGTCCGCGCCGAGTTCGTGTGGGGGGAGGACGACACGGACGCGCGGCGGGACGCGCTGCGCCGGCTCGAGGCCGGGGAGCTGGACGTGCTGGTCACGTCGGTCATCATGCAGGAGGGGGTCGACGTCCCGGGCCTGCGCGCGGTCATCGTCGCGACCGGGGGCAAGAGCATCATTGCCGCCCTTCAGCGCATCGGCCGCGGGATGCGCGTCGCGCCCGGGAAGGACTCCTTCCAGGTCGTCGACTTCGACGACCGCGGCCACCGCTGGCTCGAGAAGCACTCCAAGGCCCGGCGCCGCGCCTACGAGCGCGAGGGCTACCACGTCACCGTCGAGGAGGTGCAAGCATGTCTTACGTCGACGACGTCTTGATGCCGCGCCTGCTGGAGATCGTCCAGCACGGCGGGAGGAGGCACCGGAGCAGCCCGGCCGCCCTGGCGCGGAGGCTCGAGAAGCTGGGCGACCCCGTCGGGGCCGCCGTGGTGCTCCGCATGCCCACCCACGACTTCCGCCTGCTCGTCGCCTGGGCGCGGCAGCCCACCGGACGAGGGCCGGGGTGGAGAAGTCTCTAGTGGTTCCTGGTGCTTGTAAAAAATGCTTGCCTTTCGCCCACGGAGTGGGATATAAGGGGCGCTGTAGTTGACCTGAAAATTGAAGGTTGAAGCCGCCTCGGGGCTTGCGCGCGGTCCCGGGATGAGCTAAAACCACAAGCAGAGAACCTCCCGGCCTGAGCGAGGCCGCCTGGGGTTCCGCGGGACCTGTTTTCTTCTGCTTGTGGTTTCCGGTTCCTCGGTGCGCGCCCTGGACGTCCTCGCTGAAGCTGGGAGGTTTTTTCGTGCTGGCATCGTCGTCGCTTCCTCCTCCTGCCCCGTCCGACCGAGCCCCACCACTCCCCTCCTCCCCGCCGCGCTTCGTCCCGCCCGTGGTCGTACACCGGGTCGGGTCGGAGGACTGGCTGCCGGACCGCGTCGACCGCCGGCGGTGCCGGTCGCACCAGGTCCCGCTGGACCTGCTCCGGCGCAAGCTCGGGCCGAACGCATGGGAGCTGTACCGGCGCCTGCTGCGCGGCCGCAACCGCAAGACCTGGGAGTGCTGGGAGGGGGTGATGGCGCTCCGCGAGCTGGGGTTCGGCCTGCCCCGGCTCAACCTCAAGCAGTACGGGCGGGCGATGACCCGGCTCGGCCGGGCCGGCCTGGTGGATCCGGCCCGGGAGTGGAACGAGCGCCAGATCGGCGACGCCTACGTCCCGGTCCCGGTGCGCGTGGTCTGGGGCTTCGTAGCGTTCGTCGAGGTTTCCGTGCCCTGGCGCACGGTCCAGTGGCTCAAGCAGGCCGGCCGCGGGGGTCGCCGGCCGGGCGCGGGCCGGCCCCGGAAGGGCGAAATCAAAGGCGGGAGCCGCAGGCCGGATCGGGCCGGATCGGGCCCTCCCGTGGAAATCAAAGGCGGGAGCAATCTAATAGCAACTTCCTTATCCGATCGTAAAGGCTCTACTTCTCTTACTAGCGTAAGAGAAGGCCCGAGCGCGTCCCGCGCTGCTCGGGCACCCCAAACCACCCCAAAAACAAAAGCCGAGACCTCCTTCCCGACCTGGCATCCTCCGGTCCTCGCCGCGACCGCGGGGAACTCGTCCCCGACCGTGACGCGCGGGTCGTCCGCGGGGTCGGCCGGAGGGGGCGCGGGTTGCGCGCCGACCGGGGGTGAGGGTCCGCCGCGCGACCCCCGGCTGGGGTTCTCGCTGGGCGGCGACGTGCGGGCCGCCGGGGGTCCGCGGGGCTGTCGCTCGATGATGCCGCCGTACCCGGGCGTCGAGGTGATCAGGCCCGCGACGGTGCCCCCGCCGCCCGTGATCCCGGACGAGGCCCCCGACCTCCGCGCTGCCACGATGTGCGCCGAGGCCTACTGGGGGGAGCTGCGGTCGACCTACGAGGGTCAGTACGGTCGGCGCGGCGACGTCGCGCGGTCGAAGCACTTCGCCGCGCTGACCGCGGCGGGAAGGTTCCTGCGGGAGGAGGGCGTGTCCCCGGCGGTCTGGGTGCAGTGGTCGATCCGCTGCTGGGCGCAAACCGCGGCCGGGGAGCGCAAGCCTCCGACCATGGCGTGGGTGTTCTCGGCGCGGCGCATGGAGTCGAAGTGGGAGTGGTTCCTGCACGAGTGCGGGTCCAACGACTCGCGCTGGCACCTGCCGATCGGGGGCACGCACCGGAAGCTCCTGAACCGCTGGTGCTCCCTGGCGGTGGCCGTACGCGGGAGGACCCTGGACGAGGCGGCGCGCCTGGTGGCGCACTTCTTCCCCGGGGACACGTACAACGAGATGGTCGCCGAGGCGCGCGCCGAGGTCGAGCAGCAGCAGATGATGCTCGACGAGGACGTGCGCCGCGGTCGCTGGATCTGGTAGGAGGAGGGATCGATGGCGGAGAAGAAGCGGTCGGCGCAGCCCTACGACTTCACGCCCGCGTTCGAGCGTTCGGTCGCATACTTGTCGTGCTCCAGCCAGCGGTTCTTCGGGCTGGTGGGGCACGCGCTGGAGCCAGACGGCATGACGCAGGGGGCGGTGCGCCTCGCGCTGCTCGCGGCGCAGGCCATCGCCCGGGAGGTCGGGCACGGGCCCTCGAACCTCGGCCTGGTGCTCCAGCAGGTCCGGTCGATGCAGGGGCGGGGGCAGGTCACGCCGGACGAGGTGGCGGCGCTGGCCGCGATGCTGCGGGACGCCGCGGAGGACGAGCACGACGAGGCCGAGGTTGCGGCCCTGGTGCGCGCGACGATCCAGAAGCGCCTGCACCACGAGGCGGTGGTCGGACTGATGGACTCCTACAACAGCGCGCCCGGGGACGCGAAGCGGTCGCGTGAGTGCCTCGACCGCATGGAGGGGATCGGGCGCGTCGACATCTCGCTCGGGACCCCGATGGCGGAGGCGCGCCGGAGCATCGACTCGATCCATGACCTCGAGCGGCTCTCGCTCGGGATCCAGGAGCTGGACATGCAGCTCGGCGGGGGGCCGCCGCGCGGGACCGAGTCCGTGGTCATCAGCTCGACAGGTGGTGGGAAGTCAATGATGATGAACACCGTCTGCGCGAACGCCTTGCTGCTCGGGCGCTCGGTCCTCTACGCGACCCTGGAGCTGCCGGTCCCGTGGGTGATGGCGCGGCTCAAGGCGGCCCTCACCGGGGTGCCGATCAACAGCATCCTCAACGGCCACCTGGAGGAGGCCTCGCTGAAGCTCGACGCGCTGCTCCCGCGGCTCGGGCGGTTCTGGTGCCAGGAGTTCCCGGCCGGGGTCGCGACGCCCGAGGACCTGTTCTCCTGGGTCGAGCTGTACCGTGCCCGGGAGGGGATCTACCCCGACCTGCTGGTCATCGACTACGGCGACAAGATCCGCGCCGACGCGCGGAAGGAGGAGAACGGGTCCGCCGCGTTCGGGCGCGTGTTCGAGAAGTTCCGCCTGTTCGCCCACGAGCACTCGCTCTGGGTGCTGACCGCGTGCCAGTCCCGCAACATCCGGCAGACGCCGGGGACGAAGAAGAAGAAGGCCGACCGCACCTCGCTCATCGAGAAGGAGGACGTGGCCGACAGCGTCGCGAAGATCCGCGTGGCCGACCTGGTGGTCACCCTCACCTCGAAGGAGGACGGCGTCATCTACAAGGTCGGCAAGTACCGCTACGGGCAGGGGGACTCCATCGTGGGCCCGCTGCCGCACGACTGGGAGTGCGGGCGCATGGTGCCGGTGCTGCAGGCCGCCAACCTCGAGCCGGTGCCGTTCTGATGGCGACCCGGGCCGACCACATCCGCGCGGCCATCGCCGGGTCCCCGCCGTCGGGGACCGGGTGGCGGCGGGGGCACTGCCCGTTCTGCGTCGAGCGTACCGGCAAGGCCGACCGGCGCCAGAGCTTCGGCGTGCACGAGTCGGGTCGCTACTGCTGCTTTAAGTGCGGGGTCGGTGGGCGCGTCCACGGCGACTCCACGACCGCGGGGCCGATGCCGGCGGTGGTCGCGCACGAGATGGACGCGCCGGACGGGTTCACCCCGCTCTGGTCCGCGGCGGGGGCGGGGGCCGCCTGTCTCGAGCCGGCGCGGGAGTTCCTGCGGCGCCGCGGCCTGCCCGAGGCGACGTGGGCGTGGGCGGGCATCGGCGCCTGCGCCACCGGGCGCTACGGGGGGCGCGTGGTCGTGCCGATCCGGGCCGACGACGGGGAGACCTGGCTCGGCTGGGTCGCCCGCTCCTGGGTCCGCCAGGCCGAGCGTCCCTACCTCTACCCGGCGGGCATGGCCCGCGGTGAGGTCCTCTACAACCACCGCGCCCTGCTGGAGGAGGGGGACGACCCGGTCATCGTGGTGGAGGGGGTGCTCGATGCCCTCTGCCCGGGGTGCTGGCCGGACGGCGTGGCCCTCCTGGGCAAGGTCGGCGGGTCCCAGCTCGAGGCCCTGCAGTCCTCGCGCCGGCCCGTGGCGGTGGTCCTGGACGGGGACGCGTGGGAGGAGGGCGAGATGCTCGCGATGCGGCTGCGCTTCGGGGGGCAGCGGGCCGGCGCGGTGCGCCTGCCCCCGAAGACGGACCCCGACGAGGTGCCCGTGGCGTGGCTGCGAGAGGAGGTCTCACGCTGCCTTTCGAGCTGAACCGGGGGGAAAACGCGCCGGGGCGCGCAAGTCTATAGGCAGGGAACGAAGACCGCTGAACCTGAAACGAGGGGAGACTGAACCATGGCGATCACCAAGCTCATCAGCTATCAAGCCGAGGCCGAGATCCTGGGGCGCATCCGCACGGTTGCATTCGACGGGGAGGAGGGGTCCTTTACGATCCGGGGTCTGGATCTGTCGGCGGCCCACGAGATCCTGCGACACCTCGCCAACGGGGCCCTCGCGGCCATCGACCCGGCGATGAAGGAGGCCGTGAAGGGGGGCAAGTCCCCGGTCGAACCCCCCATCGAGAGCCCCAACGCGTCACCGCAGCGGATCGCGGGGGATCGCGACGCGGCCGAGCAGGAGTACGAGGGGACCACCAGGGGGCGCGAGCAGCTCTCGCCGCAGGCCGAGGAGCCGGCCGGGGAGCCCGCTTCGACTCCGGCACCGGCGAGCGCGGACGGCGTCCCGGTCGCGGTGACCAACGCGGCGCGCCTCGGGGTCATCGTCGACTGGGTGATGTCGTGTCCCGGGGTCGTGACGGAGGCGGACATCCTCGCGAAGCTGCGCGAGCTGAAGCCGCGGGTGCCGCTGCTCCAGCGCGTGCAGAAGCTCGAGGAGCGCGTGCTCCTGCACCTGGCAGCCCAGGCCAAGAGCTAGCTCGTGGAGTCGATCCCGCTGTACCCGCAGGGGGCGCGGGCCCTGGTGGAGTCGTGCCCGCCGCAGGCCCGCGACCCGGAGTGCCGGCGCTGCCGGATTGGGAGCCGGGGCGCGCCGCGCCACCGCTGCCTCGGGGCCGACGGGGAGC